AACATTCTCTGATACTACAATAAAACCGAAACGTGACACATTTGATAATCCGATGGATCTAGTTAATGATGAATTCGTAGTAGATATAGGTCATGTTGAAGAAATATTAACGAAGCATGGCTTTGCTGGAGAGGATGGTATGATAGTAGAGGCACGCGATGCAACTCTACCGAACGTGCCAAAGTATAATTTTGCAGGTCAAATCAACAAAGGGAAGATGCGCATATCTAATGGGTTCATCATACAAGCTAGAATACAAAAATATGGACATAGATTGGCTAAGAGAGGATATGTTCGATATTATAATATCAAGGATAAATTGAAAACTACACAAACAATGATAAGCAGGTATATGCAATTTGCTGATCATCGCAAGGAAAAAGCATTCAAGTTATTACTTAACCCCATCAAAATACTACAGAACGGATTTCTAAGATTTACTAGATTCAAAACAATTGATGAATACTATGAGTTCTGTACACCGTCGATTGAGGATTTAACATATCATGCACACGAATATCTCAAATCATTAAATCAAAAGAGCTTTGATAAGAAGACTTGGTCACAAATTGAGCATTTAGGTACTGATTTCACTAAGAGTATAGATTTCTTTATGAAAGATCAACCTAAATTCCAATCAGTTCCAATAAAAGGATCAGTTAAGTATGAACCAGATGGATCTAGATTCTCGATTATGAGCTTGGTAGAAAGTATGAAAAGGCAGGATATGGGTGCAACACCACTACCGTTTGATCAGACGTATAAAGCAGGACAAGGAGTTACATCTTGGAGTAGGCAACAAACATTGTTATTTGCAGCTTATACCAGGCATGTGAATCAAAAACTGAACGACTGTATGGCAACTGTTGAAGCTAAGGGCTTTACAGCTGTTTATGCTACTAATGAATCGGATGCATCCATAGGTTTGAAGTTCGCAAAGCAGTGTGGACAATATGTTAATACTCGTAATTGCAAACATTTATGCACCGATTTTAGCGAGCATGATACATCACATTCTTTAATAGTGTTATTGTGGAAGTGTGAGGATTATATACAAATGGGATTTGATCAAACATTGGTGGCAAATTACTTTAATGCATATATGCATTGGCGTCAAACTGCAAAACAAGATGGTGAAAATGTAACTGTTTACAATGATTTGATGCAACATTCGGGATCATCGGACACAATACATGGTAATAGTAAATTGACTATGGGTGCAAATGGAGCTTGTTTTGATTTCAGAGGTTTAAAATTTGCAGCATTTAAAGGCGATGATACATATATATTGGCAGAGTGGTTTAGCAAAGTGAAATGTTGGCATGCTGGTACGTTGTCCAAACTGAAATCTGACATGAATATGGATT